TGGCGCGTCGCAGGTACAACTGGCACTATTTTCAGAAAATGCACTTGCAACGAGCGTTTTTCGATGTGCGGGCGGGTTCTCAAACACCTGCCGCAGCATGACTCGGAACCGATTGCGAAGTCAGTCTCACAAAGGTGGCGCCGGGCGGGTGGCACCATCGACTGGCTAGCGTCCCAAGTCAAGGCCGTCGTACGGCCCATCGCTTACGCAGATTGGTGTGCGGTATTTCCTCCAAAGAAGAGAGACATGTTCTTACGCATGCGCGACGACGACGAGTTGCACGTGCAGAAGGGCTGGGTGTCGGGCGCATTTATTAAGCGAGAGATCGCGATGAAGTGTGACGCGGCACCAAGCTTCAAGGACCCTCGATGGATTCAACCCTGTCCGACAGCTATGTCAGGCATTTGTGGTCCATGGGTCCGGAAACTGTCAAAGAACCTTAAGAAGGGACTGTGGCGCGGGTTCGAACCCGCCAACATCCTTGCTGGACATCAGGTCTTCTACACCTGTGGTTCTTCTTCCGAAGAGATTGGCGCGGTTTTCTACAAGGCTATTGAGACCATCACGAGCATGTGCGTCGGCAACGAGCGCGTTGTCGTTATCGAGGACGATCAGTCCCGATTCGACCTCCACATGACTGAAGGCCCCATGTACGGCTCGAAGAGATTTCTGCGTACACTTTTACCGTACAGGATCCGAAAGCACCTCATCCGCACGCCCAAGACCAAGGGCAGGGGTGCAACCGGAACCAAGTACACTGTGCCATACACGATGCAATCTGGTATGATTGACACCGCTTTCACGGACACACAGACGAACGCTGTGATGAAGTTCGAAATCCACGGCCGAGGGCGGCGGTGGATCTCGATTATCTGCGGTGACGATAGCGTCACTGTAACCGTGGATAGTGAGCTCGAGAGTATCGGAGGAGTCAAAGGAATTGAAGGAAAGTATGCCGAGTTCGGCATGGAGGTTGAGGTGGTCATTCGCAATGACCCACGTCTCGCAGAGTTTTGCTCGGGGCGGTTCTTCTTTCATGACGGCACGGCTACTTTGGTGCCCAAGGTCGGCAAAGCGTTGTCCCGTTTGGGGCACGACATGGTTGACCGAAAGCCCGAACAGCAGAAAGCCTGGCTGCGCTCCATTGCGCAGACGCTCTTACAGATGGGAAAACTCGACCCAGTCCTCGATGCCTTTGGGTGTCGTTTGGCTGAGCTGTGTGGTGAGGGACCCGTCCTTGAGCTTCCAGTCAACGAGTATAAGATCCAGTACACGGGGTCAGTA